AAGTTTGCTAGAACAAAAAGTGGTCAGATTAAAAAAATAAAAAAATGATTCAATGGAAAATAAATCAAATAAGAAAAGATATATTAAACGACCCGAGCAGATTCAAAGTTTTAGTATGTGGTCGGAGATGGGGCAAGACTGTGCTATCACTTATGTATTTACTAAAAGACCCATTTCAGCCAAGCGAAAGAAGGTGGTTTATAACGCCAACATACAGGCAAGGCAAGATGATTGTGTTTCCTATTCTGCGTCAAATGTTTGCAGGGTTCAATGGTGCTAAACTCAACGAAAGCGAAATGTCTGTTATATTTGATAATGGTGCAGAACTTGCAGTCAAAGGTGCAGATAACGAACATAATCTTCGTGGCGTCGAACTCACTAAGTGTGTAATGGATGAGATGGCATACATTAAACCTCATGTATGGGAAGAAATTATCTATCCTATGTTAGCAACAACTCGAGGTACTGCATTATTTATAGGAACTCCCAATGGTTATGATACCATGTATGATTTATATAGCAAGGGACAAAGTGATACAGGTTGGAAAAGCTGGCAATTTAAAACAATAGATGGTGGGTTTGTAGCAGCTGAAGAAATAGCAAGAGCTAAAAAAACTATGGATCCAGTTAGATTTAGGCAAGAGTTTGAGGCATCATTTGAAACAACTGGTAACAGAGCAGCCTGGAATTTTGATCGAGATATTCACATAAAACAAGCTAAAGAATTATCTACATATAAATGGTGGGGTTGCGATTTCAACGTTGACTTTATGACGGCTGTATTAGCATGTCAATTTACTGACGGCACTATTCATTATTATGATGAAGTAAGATTAAAAAATAGTAATACAGAAGAAATGGCAAGAAAGATGAAGGCAATTGAACCTAATATTGAGGTTTATCCTGACCCTGCCGGTTCCGCAAGATCGACAACTTCAAACCGCTCTGATCACCATATTCTAAGAGATTATAACTTTTTAATCAGAGCTAAAAAGGCTCATCCAAGCCATATAGATAGATTGAACGCGTTGAATAGAAAACTATTAGACGCAGAGGGCAATATAACAATGACCATTGACCCTAAATGCAAATATTTAATTAAAGATTTAGAACAAGTGCAGAGAGATAAAAAGGGAGGCATAGACAAATCTAACATAGAGCTAACTCATTCATTAGACGCTTGTAGCTATGCAATAGCATATAAGTTTCCAGTGATTAGTAAGGCTTCAAGAACAATGAAATGGTAAAATAAATATGATAAATTTTGGTAGAACAGTTAATCAAGTAGTCATCCCTGAATTATCTGAACAGATAATATTAAAGACAGTTGCAAAAGCAGAGCAAGAGTTTAAAGAAAAGCAGCAAGCAGAGAGAATGACTGCCTTAGACTTTTATTTTAATATTAATATGGATAAGCACATAGAGCAGTATTTTTCTAGTGAATCATTGCAGCAGATTCCGACTTATCCACAAAAAGTAGTGCCTAGATTTTCAAGAGCTAGAATGATGTTATATAAAAACCCTCCTAAAAGAATTATAAATGGAGAAGAGAATAGCGATTATAAAGAAGTGTCCTATATGTTAGATAGTCAAACAAAACAATTTAGTGAATTAGCTTGGTTGTTAGGTAGTTGTCATTTTAAATCTAAATTCAATGAGCGTAAGCAAAGATTAGAATATGAAATATTGCCATTTGTAAAAGAGTATTATTTAGTAGGAGAATCAGAGCCTTATGGATATAGTTATGAAATAGACAAAGGCAATAACAAGGATAGGCAATATGTCTTTTGGTCTGAAGATAGAGATGGTATGCCTGGGATGCATTTTAAATTTAATCAAAAGGGTAATCGCTATGCAGTAAATGGAAACGAAGATATGATTAATCCCTATGGAACTACTCCTATATCTAAGGTTGTTTATCCTTCTTCTAGTTTTGATGTTGTTAGAAGTGCTATACAAATTGGCATAGCTATGACTGAAATAGCATTAAGTGTTAGAAGTAGATTAGGACAACCAGTATTTACTGGAATAGATGAAGGTCAATCAGTTATAAAATCAGGAATAGACTCAGCAATAATCTTACCTGAAGGAGCAACATTTCAATACGTATCGCCTAGTGGTGGTATTAATGAGATGATTGAAAGCGTCAAAGCATTTGCTAATCAAACAGCAGAAAATAATCACCTTAGAATACGATGGGGCGAATCGGGAGGCAATTCGCCATCAGGTGAAGCATTGAGAATATTAGAAATAGAAAACTTAGAATCTAGGGAAAGCGATATTCCTTACTTTAAAGAATGGGAACATAGCAGATATGAAATAGATAGAATTATATTAGAAAAGCATGGAGTTATGAATCTAAGTGAAGATTTATCTATTGACTTCGGCGAAGTATCATATCCTATGAATGTTGAACAAGAATTAAAAATGCTTGACTGGAAATTAGCTAATGGTGTTATGAGTAAAAGAGACTTATTATTATATTTTAACCCTGATATGAGCGATGAAGAATTAGCGATGAAAATGGGAGAAGTTCAAGAAGAAAGAACTCAACAAATCCAAGCAGATAGACAAGCTAATCAACCAGCAGTTTTTCAATCATTAAGGCAAGAGGCTGAAGATGATAGTCAATAAATTTTTAGATAAAATAGATATATTAAAATTAAAAATAGGGCAAGACGCTGACAAAATATTAGAAGCTATAAACATTGATGATTTACTTAAAGACCCTGAATCATATCTAAATGCGTTAGGTGAGCAATTTATGCAAGACCATGATAAAGAAATAAAACAGGGATTTAAAGAAGGTAAAAAATTTGCTGATAAGATTATAAAAAAATCATGAGAACAACAATAGATATATCAAAAGCATTTAATCTTAAAAAAATAAAATTTGACTTATCAAGAGAAATTAATGAAGCTGCAAAAGCAGTTGTAAGAGACCATGATAAAAGATTGAGTTTTGGGCAAGGTGTTAATGGAAAAATGATGACTAAGTTGCAACCATCTACAATAAAAAGTAAGCGTTTAAAAGGATATGCAAAACCTAGAGTTCCGCTATATGCTACTGGAACAATGAAAAATATTAGAATAGATAAAAAAGCTACAAGAACAAATCAAGAGGCTAGATTAACACCGCCAAAAAGCAGAACAGAAATTGGTGTTTATCATCAAGAAGGTAATATTAATCTACCCCAAAGAGAATGGTTTGGTGTTACAGAAAAAGTAGAAAAAGATTTATTAAGAGTAATGGCTATAAGAATTGAAAGAATATTAAAAGATGCCTGAAGAAAATATTCCATTAGAAGAGTTACAAAGATTAAAGCAATTACAAACTGCTGGAAGAGCAATACAAGAATTAGAAATAATAATATCATCATCTATGTCAACAACAACTTCAAAAGCAATATTAGACTTACAACAAACTATAACAACGCTTAGAGCGACTGGTGCTAGTGATGAAGTTATAAGAAATACATTATTGCAAGATTTAGATGAGGGTGGAATAATATTTGGCACATATAGAAATAATATTAAAAACGCAACTGGTAATGCAGTTCAATTAATGAGTGAAGCTGCTATAAGGCAACAATATGGAGATAAGGGAATAAGAACATTTAAATGGGTTACTGCAGGTGGAAATGTTTGCGAAGATTGCGAGCCTAGACATGGAGAGATAGCAACATGGGAAGAGTGGAATGTTATTGGTATGCCTAGAAGTGGGTTTAGCGTATGTAAGCATAATTGTCAATGTCAATTAGTACCATCAACATATAATAATAAAGAAATACAAAGTGTTGTAAGAAGGAAAGAGCGTAAAAAAGAATTAAAGGAAAAATTTAATGCCTAAGAAAAAAGACCCAAGATTAGCTAGGGCTGGAGTGTCTGCATATAATAAACCAAAAAGAACTCCAAGTCATAAAACTAAATCTCATATTGTTGTTGCTAAAGAAGGTAACAAAATCAAGACTATTAGATTTGGACAACAAGGTGTTAAGACTAACCAAACAGTTGGTCAAATGAGAGCGTTTAAATCTCGTCATGCAAAGAATATTGCAAAAGGTAAAATGAGTGCTGCTTATTGGGCTAACAAAGTTAAATGGAGTCCAAGTAAAACAAAGTCTAAATCTACTAAATGGAAAAAAGGCTAAAGATTTTTAACAACAAAAACGGAGGACAGAATGTCTGAAATCAAATCAGGGGCAGAAGTACAAAAAGAAGTACCAAACCCAACGCAAGATAATGCAAAAGAGGTGGTAACTGATAGCCAAACACAAACAACCGAACCTAGCTCTGAAATCGGAAGTTTAATTGCAGAAAGCAAAAAGTATAGAAGCAGAGCACAACAGGCTGAAGATGCTTTATCTAAACTTCAAAAGAAATTAGAATCTGATAAAGAGGCTCAAATGGCAGAACAGAATAAATGGCAAGAACT